AAGCCGCCCTAATAGCGAATCGTTCTGTGATATAGAGTGCTTTATAAACCAGTTTCAGCAAAAAGAAAAGCACCCGGATTTCAACGAATCCAGGTGCTTTTTGTTGGTGGAGGCGATGGGAATCGAACAATAAAAAATGATTGAGTGACGTCAAAAACATATCTGCAACGCGCCTAAACACTTGCTAAAAATGTAGTGGGGTTGGTTTGTAACCCATGTATTTTGCTACGTTTACAAAAAAGAGTGTTACCAAAACTGTTACCAGAGTCAGGCCTGTGCCTTTTTGAATGCCGCGGTGGTAGCGGCAGCAAGATCTTCCCTCTGACCGTCAAGCTCGTGCCGATACACTCCGGCAGTGTCCATGTTCTTGCTATGGCCCACGAGCATCTTCAGCTGGCTGTCAGTCAGGACGCTGGATTCAACACTGACAAAGGTGTGCCGCAGCTCGTAAAGTGAAACTTTCGGCTCAAGCCCATTTGCTTCCTGGTAGGATTCCCAGCGGCGATAGAGCGCGTGTTCTGACGGGATCTGAAACAGCGGGGTATTGTAGTTCAGAAGCATACCTTGAGCCTTCAGAAGCTGCACCTGTGCCTCGTATGCCTCGCGAGCTTCCTTGCCCATGTCAAAAGAGCGGATTGCGTTTTCGTTTTTTCCGGTCGTCTGTTCCCGGTGCACGTTGATGCTGCGCCGAAGGTTGACCGTGTTCCCTTTGATGTCTCCATACCATAAGCCAATCAGCTCTCCGGGGCGCAGGCCGGTCGCAACTGCAAAACGGTAGGCGTAGATATATTCATCAAATACCAGCTTTCCATAGTAGGTGCGGGTGTCTACGCTAAACAGAACCTTCAGGGCGGTGGGCTGAAGAATTGTGCGTTTCCCCATCCTGGCATTCTTCGGGATAGACAGGTCGGGGTAGAGTGTCGTGTACTTGTTCCTTCGGCACCACTTGACAAAGGCGGTTTCCGCAGCCCGGATCGTCATAAGGGTCTTGCGGCTCAAAGGCTTGTCGCTTGACCTACGCTGACGCTCCTTTTTAAGGCATCGCTTTTTGAAAGACATATTGATGGCTTTTTGCAGATCGCCTTCGGTCAGCTCGTCAATGCGGATGTCCCCACAGACAGGCAGAATATAGTAATCTCCGTATTTCTTGCACTGCTCAACATAGGATGTGCCGCAGGTGAGCTTCAGTTCTTCTACCCACTGGGCATAGAGGGCAGCTACCTTCTTCTTGCCGTCCCGGATGCTGTCGTCAAGCCAGGCATCGGCCTTTGCGTTGGCTTCCCGCTGGCCGGTGCGGCCAGGCGTGCTGCTGTAAAACCGTTTGCGGGTGCCGTTCTTCTGCACCGCGATACACCAGCGTTTTTCCTTCTCGACCCAAAACGCCGTGTTGACCCGTTTTTTCATAAAATCCACCTCCATACACAAGGGTACACTTTGACAAGCCTGCCCGGAGGTGGTATCATAGTCTGTGCAGAGGTTCGCCAAAATCTACTGTACAGAGCCGTGACGCCTTCGGGCAAGCGGTTCGGAAACCTCCTTCGGTGCTGGTAACACCGGGGGAGGTTTTTTATTTGTTTGTGCAAATCAAAATTATGCTATACTTTAGCATAATTTTGATGTATAATGAACGTGAACGAATCTTTTCATTCATACACAGAAAGAAAGGTGCTATCATGTCAGAGCGTCAGAATGCCGTCGAACTTTATCTTGACGAAAAAGACTTCAAAATGAAGTTGAACGGTGTTGAAGTCCATCGCGTCAAAGGCTTCTCCATCCAGTGCGATGCGGGCCATCCCCTCGCAGATATGACGCTGAACATTTCGGTGGACAAACTGAAACTCGGTTAATGGAGTTTACTCCACACATCCAGCGCCTTGTCAATGCCGCGTTCGACAGCCGTTTCGCCGTACTCGATAGCCTTCGGAAACAGATCGCAGGCACCCATCATGTAAAGGTCGATATAGCCATCATCACGCAGTTCCGCAAGCGCCTCTCTCACGTCATCCCACGGGATCCCCGGCAATGCAGCCGACACATCTTCTGATGCAAAGTATTTTGCCTGAGACTTCGGCAAGGTTTTGCGGCGCTCCGTGTATGCACGATAAAGTTTCAGCAAGACCTTTTCGGTATCTTTTGTCATCCCGTATTTTCTCCTTCTGCGCCCTCGGTGTTCGCAGCACCGGGGGCGTTTTTGTTTAGTTCACATCAGTTATTCAAAGCCTTTGCGCGCACAGTCGGGCTTGCTGCCTTGAACAGATCATATGCGTTCAAAACATCCGTAATCGCCTGACGCTCTTCGGGGGTGACTGTGTGGTCGATGCTGCCACCATCGCCGCTGTATCGGATAATGATTTCATCAGCGCTCAAAATATTCTTAAACCACTGGATATCTTCATCATCGCCCATAAAAGATGTCAGTTCCCAGTACTGCTTTCCATCATAGCCACGATCCACATCCGTCCAATCGATCGTGTAGGTATATTTATACTCGCCCGCGCGAATCGTGATCGTGTCCAAGTACACATATTTGTTGCCGCTACACAGAACCATGAAAAACATTGACGGATCATTGGTGCTGCCATTTACAAAGAAGGGCAGTATATAGCTTTTGCCTTGATTGCTCAGTCGGTCTTCCGTGGGTGACACATAGCTTCTTGCGTCCTCGACCTTATCGTAACTGATTTTCAGCTTTGCAAGAGCGTCTTTCAGTCCCAGCACCTGCTGGGCTTCTGCCAACACCGCAAAGTTACTGACCTGCGCCTTGCTTGCATCGTCCAATTCGTTATAAGCATTTACAGCAGCCACAATTGCCGGGCGGCGGGCAGTCGTGACGGTTCCGATTTGGTTGATCAGGCTTTCCACCTGCGCTACCGTCGCAGTATTGCATTCTTCAAGAGCGGCTGTGCTCATATATTCTGCTGGGCTGACAGCCATTGCCGGCGCTGCCACAGATACAAGCGTTGCGGCAATGCACAGTGCTGCAGCGGTCTTTTTCATAGTTTTCTTCATACATAACACTCCTTCGCTATATAGACTAGAATGACTCCGATAATCCAAAATCACCCCACCCAGTGCGTCCAGCCTACGGCCTTGCCCTCAATGTGCACCTCTTCCAGCTGGGGGCCGGTGTAGATCATGGGCGCATAAGCCGGGTTTGCGGGCATCAGGGTCAACGTGCCGGGGTTGTAATATACCCGCTTGAGGGTGGCTTCACCATCAATGCGCACCGCTGCGATCTCGCCGTTCTCCACCTCCGGCTGGATGCGGATATACACCACGTCTTTATCGTGAATGCCGGCATCCACCATGCTGTCACCGTGGCAGGTCAGGGAAAAATCGCACCGGATGTTCTCCGGCACGTCCACCATTTTTTCAATGTTCTGCTCTGCCGTGATGGGTTCCCCGCAGGCAATGGCTCCGATCAGCGGGATCTTCTTCATCTTTGGCATCGGCTCAAAGCCCGGGGGGATGGTAGGCTTCTTGGGCTCCGGCTGTTCTTCCCAGCCCATCAGGTAGGCGGGGGTGGTCTGCAGCGCATCAGCAAATGCTGCAATTTTTGATTGTGGGATATCGGCTTTACCATTTTCAATCTTACTTATAGAAGATTTATCTTTATAGCCCATCTTGTGAGCCAGTTCTTCGACTGTTAAGCCAAGCTCCGTGCGGCGGCTTTTGATTCTGTCGTATAGAGTTGCCATAAAATCACCAACCTTCGCTCTTATCTTATCATAGAGTGGAATAATATTCAAGTATTTTTTATTTTTTCCTCAAAAAAGGTTGACTTTATTTCCACTCGGTGCTATTATGTGGTTAGTGGAATTCAATTCCACTTTGAAAGGAGGTGACAACCATGACCGACACCAATGCGCTGCGTTCCATCATTGCAGATTCCGGGCTTAAATATAAGGCCATTGCCGAAATTATGGGCCTGACACCGTATGCTTTGCAGATGAAAATTGATAACGAGACCGAGTTTAAGGCCAGTGAAATTGACACTCTGGCCAATACTCTCGGCATGGACATGCAGCAGCGTGATTCCATATTTTTTTGCAAGAAAAGTGGAATTTAATTACACTTTTGCAAGTTCATCCAAAGGAGGTGAAGAAGATGAGCAACAGCAAAAGGCCCCACGCTCCTAAGGAAGAGAAGCGCGGGGCGCAAGAGATTCAGCTGTCGCACTTGGACAATCGTTTTAGCTGCCAGATAGACGGAACGGTTATCCAGAACGTGAAGGATTATTCGTTGGTTCAGTCCAGCAATGGAAAAGCATTGTTAAACTTGACCATCGAGATCAGTGCGGAAGTTGTGTCAACCACGATACAAGCGCAGATGCAACAGCACTTGTAATCCACGAGTGACGTTCCATCGTTTCGGAAAACTTGGACAACAATCCCTTCTGCGGAGGAATCTGGTCATTTACGATCATCTCAACAAGATCAACTAACTTCTGGACTTGCTCTTTGTCCGGTGCATCTTCAGCTTCTGCCCTTTCCCGCAGTTCCTGAAAATTCGTCTGGTAGTTGATGGTCGCTGTATTGGCTGTTCCAATTACAGAACCGTAAGCTGTACCGATATTATAAATATTACTCTGACGCTGTTCGGTTTCTTTTCGCTTTTTCTCGACTTCGGTCATATAGAACGCTTTTATTTCTTCCTGCTGCTTTTGGAAGAACGATGCCTGCGTTTCCGTTACATAAAGCCGTTCATTGGCCGGAGTGATAATAACATCGTCTATTTTAATATCGGTTTTTGGGCGAAATCCAACGTACTGACGGTTCGTTGCCGTTTCTCGGTTTGGCAAACCTGGAACGGTTGCAATAATTTCACCATCTCGCTCAATTTGCATATTCAGACCATGCATTCTTAAAAAATTTTCAAAAATCATTTTTCCATTCACCTCCTTTCCGTCTTTTTATTTTACAGCGAAAGTGAAGTGAATACAAGGAGGTACAAATCCACATGGACGACATTATCTTATCCACCCAGAACGGCGAACCAGTGGCATCCAGCCGGGACGTTGCCAAGCGCTTTGGCAAGGAGCATAAGCACGTTCTGGCGGCTATTCGTCAACTTTTAGTGGCCGAAAATTCGGCTACTAAATTCTTCCACGAGACCGAGTTCGAGTATCGCGGCCAGAAATTCCCGGAATACTTGATGAACCGTGACGGCTTTTCCCTGCTGGCCATGGGCTTTACCGGCAAGGAAGCCGTGCAGTGGAAGCTCAAGTACATCGAGGCCTTCAACCAGATGGAGAAGCAGCTGGCACAGCGCCCGCAGCTTTCCCGCGCGGAGCTGATGGCGCAGGCCCTTATTGCCGCCCACGACGAGCTGGAACACAAGGACGCTCAGATTGCAGAGCTGACCCCGAAGGGCATCTTTGCGGATGCTGTAAGCGCCAGCAAGAAGAGCATCCTTGTAGGTGAGCTGGCAAAACTGCTGTGCCAGAACGGTGTGCAGATCGGGCAGAACCGGCTGTTCAGCTGGATGCGGGAGCACGGCTATCTGATCCGCGACCCCAAGCGCAGCGACTATAATATGCCCACCCAGCGGGCCGTGGAAATGTGCCTGTTTGAGATCAAGGAGACCACCGTGGTGCACTCGGACGGCCACACCAGCATCAACAAGACCCCGAAAGTCACGGGGAAGGGACAGATTTACTTTGTGAACCAGTTTCTGAATGTCCGGGCAAAGCGGCTGGAAGCGTGAAAGAAGGTGATAATTTGAAGGTAAGCATGAAAAAAATTGAATCCCTGATGATTTTACGGGGAGTAAATGTTACCGAGCTGATGCAGGCTGCTGGCCTTGAGCGGGCCACCTACTACTACATCAAAAAGAAGGGCGGCACCAGCCCCCGGACGCTCAAGGCCATTGCCGACACGCTGAACGTTGACCCCCGCGAGCTTTTGAGCGAGCAGGAGAAGGAGCAGCGTCTTGGCAAGGAGACCGCCTGATGAACGGGCGGAACAAATACTGGCGGGAAGCCCGCTGGGACAAGAACCAGCCTGCACGGCTGGCACACATCAAAGAAAAGAGGTCGAAAAAGCATGATGAAGGTCGTACAGGGCACCTTCCGGCAGATTCCGTACTGGAAGCTGCGGGGGCGGTTCCACAGCTGCGGCTACCGCGATCAGGAAGTCGCTGAACATAGCGGCATTGGCCGGTACACTATGAGCGCCCGGATGAACGGGCACCAGCCGTGGACAAGTAAAGAGATCGTAGCAATTTGTGAACTGTTGGACATCCGGCAGGACGAAATCGGGGAGCTGTTCTTCCCTACTGTTGAGAAAGGAGAATCCGCATGAGAATCAAATCTGGCGTTTGGTACTGGCTTGCAATGGGGAGCTTTGCGACGGGCCTGCTGTACAGCATGGGCCTCGAGGGCACCTGTCAGACCGGCGGCACCATTTCGGACGGTGCGTTCATTACGGCTATGGTGCTGATTCTGCTGGCGGTGTTCTTCATGCGGCTGGGCTTTGCAGCCGAAGCGCGTGAGAAGCGGCCCCGCAAGATTCACAAGCCGCAGGCCAATACCGTGAAGAGCGGCAGGAAGGCGGGCTGACACCACCCATGAATAAAGGAAAGCACTTTACCCGCGTTTGTTTGGACTGCGGCAAGGTGATGGAAAATGTTGCTGGCAACCTGCGCTTTTGCGCTTCCTGCCGCAGAGAGCGCCACAACCAATATTGCAGGGATTATAGGGCGCGTAATGAAAACGCTACCAGCGTCATGTGGTACACCGTCTGGGATGCCAAAACCGGCGATCTGCTGGCATCCGGCACGTCTGAGATGTGTGCCCGGCGGCTGGGCTACAAGAGCGCGAACAGCTTTGCGTCTGCCGTCAGCCATGGGCTCAGCGGCAGCCATCGAACTTACAAGTACACATTTGCGCGGGAACGTATCGACCGCAGCGAGGTGGACAGCCTGCCGCCGGTACGCACTATACGAAAAAAGCCCGCCGGTGCGCCAACACCGACGAGCTGCAAGGGATGATGAGTTTGAACGACTTCATCACCCCGATGATACCACAAAATCGGAGGTTTTTACAGATGGAAAAAAATTATGTTGAGATTCAGGGCCGCTTTTCGAGCGACGGCAGGTTTGTGGGCGGGAACTATGTCCCGGAAGTCATCGACAAGCTGATGAACGATGTCTATTCTACCCTCGGTCAAGCAGGAAGCCTGTACCGCCTGCGCGTCACGGTCGAGGTCGAAGATCTGGGTGCCGAGGTCAAGTTCGGGAAGCCTGCAAGCGAAACGCAGCACTCCCCTGCTCTGCAGCGTTTGACCGCTGGAAAGCTGATTCCTGCACCGGACATCTCCCCTGCCGCCATTGACCCGGCACCTGAGGTGGCAGTATGAATCCGATGTACGACCTTTCCCTTGACGGCTACGGCCCGGCACTTGAGCCGCCGGATGATTACTATTTCCTGCCGCGAGGGACAGAACAGACCGAAGATCAGGAGGATGAAGAGTAATGGAAAGCACAAGCATTTACGCCGCTCTGGCCGCTGTGCAGAGCGAACTCAAGGCCCCTAAAGGGCAGATGAACACCTTCGGCGGGTACAGATATCGTTCCTGTGAGGACATTTTGGAAGCAGTGAAGCCTATTCTCAAGGCTCATGACCTGCTGCTTACGCTCTCCGATGAACCGAAGGTTCTTGAGGGGTGGCACTACATCGAAGCCACTGCAAAATTGGAATCTCTGGATGGTGGCTGCATTTCCGTGAAGGCATACGCAAGAGAGCCGGAGCAAAAAACCAAGATGGACGCTGCACAGGTGACGGGAACATCCAGCAGCTACGCCCGCAAGTATGCCCTGAACGGCCTGTTCTGCATCGACGATACCAAGGATGCCGACACGGACGAGTATCATGCGGCAGAAGGTCGAAACCCCGCAGGTGTGAACAAGCCGCAGAAGCAGCCTGCTCAGAAGCGTGAAGCTCCTGCTCCGAAGCGTAATGCTCCTGCCCCGAAATCGCAGCCTGTACAGGAACAGCCCTTTATCTGCGCCTGCTGCGGCAAACCACTTCAGCCGGTGTCTTATAAGAACCGCACCGTTGAACCGGCAGAGACCGCCGCAAGCACCAAGAAGAAGTTTGGGCGCGTCCTGTGCTGGACGTGTGCCCAGAAACAGCCGAAGGAGGGCTGATCTATGCTGAACATGATCGCAGCTATTGGACGTCTGACCCATACCCCGGAACTCCGCACCACCACAAGCGGCAAGGAGATCTGCTCTTTTGATGTCGCCTGCGAACGCAGCTATTCTGCAAATGGCCAGCGCGAGACGGATTTCTTGCCCTGCGTTGCATGGGGCAAGACGGCGCAGTTCATCTCCCAGTATTTCGACAAGGGCAGCATGATCGCCGTCAATGGCAGCTTGCAGACCCGGAAATATCAGGACAAGCAGGGCAACAACCGCACTGCCTATGAGATTCAGGTGCGTGAGGTCAGCTTTTGCGGCTCGAAAGCCCCTGACAACACGTCTACACGGGGTTTTGATGAACAGACGGAAAGTTATGCCCGCGAAGCTAGAAACGCTCAGAGCGCCCAGCAGACGGCTGAGACCGGCACGGACGATTTTGCCGTTATCAACGACGATGAAGATTTGCCGTTCTGAGCGGCAGAAATGAGGGAGAGAAAAATGCCAGCAAAAAGAAATATTATGCCGGAAGAGGTGCGCAATGCAAAGCTTCTTCTTAGTAAGGGCCTGTCAGATGCAGAGGTCGCAGCCATTATCGGTCGTTCCGTGTCGGCAGTTATCAATATCCGCAACGGTGCATACGACTTCATGCTTGCGGATGTACCGAATGATACCCCGGATGATAGCCGGGTGTGTATCCTGCTGAAATCTATCGACAGCCGCCTGTACCAGCAGAACGAAGACATGAAGAAGGCCATTGACCAGCTGGTGGTCCTGAACAGTGCCCTTGTTGAGCTTCAGAACGAGATCAAGGTGTGCTCTTCCTGCATGACGGCAATGCTGGATGCCCTGAACGAACTCAAGAGCAAGAACAGCCAGCAGGCTGAACAGGAAACCACCCCTACGAAGTATCCGGGCAAGAATTTTGCGAACTGGGGAGAGGTTATTCGCCGTGTTGAGGTCTACGGTGACAAGTTCATTGCGGACAACCTGCGCGGAACCAAGGCCAGTCTGGACGGCGTTACGCTGTATCTGGCCTGCACCCCCAGCACGAAGAAGTTCCTCAAAAGCAGCGCTGTTGCAATCCCCCGCATCAAACAGCAGTGCCGGAACGTCATCGGCTACGGCGTAGAGGTTAAGATCATCGACCTGTAAAAACCAAAGAAAATGGTTTTTACGAAAAGCGTTTGGTTTTCAAAAACGGGAAGGAGGTGGTTAGTGGTGGACGATATCGAAATGGCTCGCCCAAAAGGCTTGTTGATACCCTTTGACAAGTTCGTAATCTTGGACATCCTGCCACCTGAGCAATACAAAAATGTGCTCACAAAAATGCGGCAGTATGTGGAGCACGGCAAAGAGCCGGAAGGGCTTGAAGACCTTGAGAAGATGGCATTTGAGTCTTTGAGAAGTTCAATGGATACAAACATTGAAACGTACAGACGTTCTATTTTGGCAAACAGGAAAAACGGACGAAAAGGCGGCAGGCCCAGAAAAGCCACTGAAACCGACGGGATTGCAGAAGAACCCACAGAAACCCATGGGTTTTCCGAGAAACCCACTAAAACCGATGGGGGGTTAAAGTACAAAGTACAAAGTACAACAGATACTAAAGTATCTGATAGTAGTAGCGCTGAAGCGCTGCCCCCTACCCCTAAAAGCAGGTTTTCACCGCCGGATGTTGAAACGGTGAAAAGTTACTTTGCGGAGAAGGGTGGCACAGAAGCGCAGGCTATTCGGTTCCATGCCTATTACGAATCCAACGGCTGGAAGGTGGGCCGGAATCCCATGAAGAACTGGAAGGCAGCAGCATCCGGGTGGATATCCCGTGACCGGGAGCAGCAACCGAACAAGCCTGCACCGGGCAATACATCCAGATCTGCAGCGGATGTCTATGCAGACATCTTCAAGGGGGTGATTTGATTGACGATGGAGAAGATCATCGAACTGCTGGCCGTGGCAGATGCCTATTTCGGCAAGCCCCAAACAGACGAGAGCCGGAAGGCGATTTCCACGGTCTGGGCAAAGTCAGACCTTCGGACGGCCCCGGATGATATCGCAGAACAGGCGTTTTACGATGTCATACAGCACTGCAAGTGGCAGGACAAGCTGCTTCCTGACTGGCTGGAGCGGATTCAGAAGATTCAGGGAGAGCGGCTCATGACAGAGCGTTGCATGCATTCACACCGTAAGTTGCAGAAGATGCTGAAAGCCCGCGCAGAGCGGAAGCTTTTGAAAGAATAGCCCGCATATGGCGTTCAGAGCGTCCTGCACGGCTCCCTGAACGCGGTTTTAGGGCAAACCGGAAAAGTTATACTGCAAAACGCAAAACGCCGTTCAGGGCCGTTTCTCGTGCTCTGAACGCATGGAGGTAAAAAGCACTATGAACCTGTATGAGATCAACTCGCAGATTTTGGACTGCATCGATCAGGAGACCGGCGAGGTTATGGACATCGACCGGCTTGAAGAGCTGAACATGGCAAAGGCCGAGAAGGTGGACAACATCGCCTGCTGGGTAAAGAATCTCGAAGCCGATGTTGCGGCCTTTGAAGCGCAGGAAAAGGCTTTTGCTGACCGCAAGGCAGCCGCAAAGCGCAAGATCGACAGTCTCAAGCACTATCTGACCGATGCTCTGGGTGGGCAGAACTTCAGCAGCGACCGGTGCGCGGTGAGCTTTCGCCGCAGCAAGGCGGTCAGCGTGCTGGATGAAGCCGCTGTTCCTGCTGAGTACATGACCGAGATGACCACCCGCGCACCCAACAAGACGGCCATTGCGGCCCTGCTCAAGACCGGCACGGCAGTGCCCGGCTGTGAGCTGGTGGAACGTGTAAACCCGTCTGTGAAGTGAGGGAGGATGGGACGATGGATGAAGTTAGACTGATTGACGCGAACGCTTTGCACAAGCGCATCGAAATGAACCTTCGTGCCAGCAATCCGTTCACTATTGAAGAATGCTGCTATAAGGATGCCCTGAACAGCGTGGACGACGCTCCCACCATTGACCCGGAAACACTGCAGCCGACATGGCGCAACCCTGAAACGGACCCGCCCAAGGTCGAAACCGAAGTGCTGATTTTGTACCGCAACGATATTGACGGATACAGTATTACGACAGCGCACTATGAAGACGGGAGCGTTTTTTTACAAGATAGCGTATGGTATTGGGAAGATCTTCCCGATTGGGGGACATACGACGAGGAACGGGACGACTACAAAATCCCGAAAGGCTGGTGGGAATACCGCCATTTCAACCCGGACGACGTTTACAACAACAAGATAGACCGCCCCGTGGTAGGCTGGATGCCGCTGCCGCCGGAGGAGATTACAAAATGAGCGAAAAACGTATGGTCTACGCGGAGGACGTGATCCAGAGAATCCGCGACCTGGCCCCGGAAATCCTGGGCGGCTGGTATAACCCATACATGGAGAACGAGTTGGAACAGCTTGTTTGCATTGTTGAAAGCACTCCGACGGCAGCAGATACGGATGTCCAGCGCTGGCGCAAAACGGCAGAATGTCCGCCGACAGAAAATGATGCTGCATACGGAAAGGTCATCGCATTTTATCGTTGGGCAAAGGCAGCACAGGCCGCAAAGTGGGATTTTGTGGCAGGTGCACCGGATACTTTTCCTCTTTGGATGCCGATGCCTGAACTGCCGGAGGAAAAACGCTCATGACATTAGGATTTGCGATGTTCGCCGCAACGTTTATTGTTGCTGTTGTTGCAGCTATTATTGCAGTCTGCTATGCGCTTGTCTGGCTGCTGCGCGATCACCCCATAGCTCTTGCAGCAACTACCGCTTTTATGATTTGGATGCTTGCTGTGGCTCTGATCTACAAAGTAGGAGGTGCGCCGTGATTGAAGTCGAACAGCTTTCACTTTTCACGATGCTGTCCCCTGTTCCGCCTGCCGTAGCGGTCTGCTGCATGGATGGAAGCCGGGTTGATGCTACACCTGCAGAAAGCTGGATGCAGCGGCTTGTGCAGGGCGGTGAGTATGTCGTTCAGGTCGCTAGTCATCCAATGGTGCTCAGACCGGCAGATGGCACGGCAGACGACGTTCCGGCAGGACACCGGTATTATCACTACACCATCGGAGAACGCCTGTTCTCGGGCGTGTTTGTGGGAAGAGAGAGGGTGAGAACATGAGCAAGGAAAATATAGGCCGGAATGCCGAGCACTATGCAGACCCGACACCGACCGCGGCCATGCGCAACATCTGCCGGGACGAGTACCAGAAGGAAGCCGCCCGGCTTGACAGAATCGGAGATATCGTTCCCCTGCTGCGCCAGATGGCCGGTATCGCAGGGTTCGAAATCATAGGCCGCATCCCGCTGAGGGACAAGGCAACTGGAAAGGAGTATCGGTAAAATGACGCAGAGAGAGATTCAGGAAAACCTCATTCGCACCGTTCGCGATATGCTGCTCACCTCCTGCGAGAAGATGGGCGCTCAGAGCATCGAACATTGCTGGACGCGGCACGATGGCACGGAGGTAAAGCTGATCCTTGCCATTCACCCGGCTGGTGAGAAGGAAGAAAAGCCGGAGGATGAGCTGTACACCTATGCGAGAGCTGCTGTCCAGAAATTTGGCATGAACAAGCAGGTCGATATGGCTATCGAGGAAATGTCCGAGCTTACCAAAGCACTGCTCAAGTACCGCCGGGCATCGGATTGCGCGACTACTGTAAAGAGCGGCGACAACATCCGTGAAGAGATGGAAGATGTCAGAATCATGCTGGCCCAGCTCGACTGCATCTATGGCCGTAGTCCTCAGTGGGCCGAAAAGAAGCTGGCCCACCTCAAGGAGCTGGTCAAGGGCGAGGAAGGTGATGGAGATGTCTGAGCATTTCAAAATTGATTGTAACCTCGTGGATGACCGACGTGCTATTGCCGCTATTCTGGCTTATAACGGATATGTTGTCCGCATGGGAAAAGAGAAACGGGGCGGTAAGTCTGCCCAGATCTATTTCGTGGAGTATTGGAGGGGCGACGATGAGCGAGAAAATGAGCACTGAACGTGCGGCGGAGATCCTCAACCCGGCGCACCGCGAGAGTTACGAGAGTATGGAGCCAGTGAACGAGGCTTGCAGGATGGGCCGGGATGCTCTCCTGCTGAAGATTCCTCGCAGCCCCTTCCCGGACGGCGACAAGAGTATTCTGGCTTGCCCCAACTGCGGCAGCGGTGAATACCTGCACAACATCGACACGGCCCGGAACGTGTTCTGCGGCCAGTGTGGACAGGCTATCAAGTGGGAGGACGACGATGAATAGACCCAGAACGGCGGCCAGCATTCGCCGCAGCTATACAGGTGCAAGAAGCCGTGCAGAGGGCGAAGGCTTTGAAAGCATCATTGACAATGCCTGCGCCTATTACAGATCCATCGGCCTTGCAGACATCGAAAAGACCCCAGAACCGATGCGTCCGATTGGAAGCCCGGACCGTGCTGGCCGGTTCCTTGCTTGCTACACGAAACAGGCCCAGCCGGACTACAAAGGCGTTCTCAAAGGCGGAAGAGCCATCAATTTTGAAGCAAAGCACACTGACAGTGACCGGCTGACCTTTGATCGTGTGTTGACCGCGCAAGCGCTTCGTTTGAGCCGCACAGAAGCTCTCGGAGGTGTCGCCTTTGTACTATGCTCATTTAGCGGCAGGGCTTTCTACCGCGTCCCGTGGGCCGTATGGAAGGACATGAAACGGCTGTTTGGCCGTAAGTACATCACCCAATCAGACATTGAAATTTACCGCGTCCCGTTTGCAGCACCCGGAGTGCTGCTGTTTTTGGAAGGAGTAAAGGAGGAACAATGATCCGCACATGGACACCTGAAAGCGAGAACGAAAAGCCACCTAAGAATGAAAAGGCCCAGCTGGTGCGGGCATGGTTTGAACGACTGCCAAGAATGCGGGCACAGATTCAGCAGCAGGAAGAGCGCATTGTAGATCTACAGTGCATCGCTACCGCCACCACATCCAGCGTTTCAGCTGCACCTGGTCGTTCTGGAACCAGTGACAAGGTGGGGAACGGTGGCGCGGCCATTGTGGAAGCAGAGGAAAAGCTGGCTGCCCTCAAGTGCGAGTATGTGGAGATGCAGAAGGCGGCCATTGATACGGCATATCTGCTGAATGCTGACACGGCATCCATCCGCCGCAGCAAGTGCATCATCCTGTGTTATGTTGAGGGTAAGACCCGTGAGCAGGCCGCCGCTGAGGTGGGCTTTGCACAGGCACACACGGCATCCAGAGCCATCACAGTAGGGTTTGAGGCCCTTGCAGAGATCTGGGAAGCAACACCTTTTTGCGATTTTGACGAAAGTGCATAAAAAACGCGTGATTTTTTGTACAGCTTCGGGTATGTACGCGGTATGTACAGAAACCGTGCGAAAGTGATTGAATAGTACCATCGGCAATGCCGGAAAGGCAAACCGATACACGCAGTCTCCGAAACGAACCTCCATGATAATTTTCCTCCTTTTGGCTTTGCAGGCATTTTTCTCTCTTCACGTTTCGCGGACTGCGCATCTATGCGATACACTGAAACAAAGGCAGCCTGCCGCTCATGAGAGACAGGAGGCGGTTCGATTCCGCCGTATCGCACCGTATGGCGCATGGACCAGACAACCCGAAAGGCCGCACGTGTAACCTCCCGTGCCAAGAAAAGGCCTTAGAATCCTTGCCAAGGTGTAGCTTTCCTGACAGGATGTGCGCCAACCAACAGCCCCGGCGGCGAACCGGAGCTGTTTTTATATGGCCGCCTGAGCGCAGTTTGGAGCGCGGCGCGTGTGTGTAGACACGGCTGGTTCGATTCCAAGGGCGGCTTTTTACTCTGGTAGCTCAATTGGCAGAGCGATGGTCTCCAAAACCGTAGGTTGCAGGTTCAAGGCCTGCCCAGAGCGCCATGCAATGTACAGTCGGGGGACGGCTGTGCAAAGCATAGCGGGGCATCTGGCCGCGAAAGTTCCAGATGCAGCGGCACCCGCCCGTTTTACGCCTGTCCGTCAAACTGAATGCATGGGTGCTGCTTATTTTTTTTTGATATCTTTGCCGTTCGGTTTTCCGGGCGGCTTTTTGATTTTACGGCAAGAGAGGTGGTGACGTGGCCAACGAAGAAAATCTCATCCCGTTCAATGAACGAACGGAGAGCGAACAGAGACAGATCGCCCAGAAGGGCGGCATTGCTTCCGGTGCGGCCCGCCGCCGCAAGCGCAGCATGAAAGAAGCCGCCGACTACTATCTCAGCCTGCCGGAGACCGACCGCCGCCGGGTGAAGGCCCTGCTGCGGGATGAGGTGGACAATGAGGACATCGACAATCAGATGTCGGTGGTCATGGGCATTACTGAAGCCGCCAAGCGCGGTGATGCCCGTGCCGCCGGGGTGCTGCTGAAGATGCTGGGCGAGGAGACCGTGCAGGAGGACCCGGCGGCGGATGCACTGGAAGCTGCCCGCAAGCTGCTGGGAGGTGTGGACAGTGCCATTGACTGAGTTTCAGCAGGAGTTCCTTCGCAATTGCTCCCACCGCTGGAACGTCAAGACTGGGGCCACCCGCTCCGGCAAGACCTATCTGGACTGCGCTGTTACCATCCCCAAGCGCATCTGCGCGGCCCGGGACGAGGGCCTTTGCGTCATGCTGGGCAACACCCTCGGCACGCTGGAACGCAACGTGCTGGAGCCCATGCGGGCCCTCTGGGGTCCGGAGCTTGTGGGCGTGGTGCGCACCTCGGCGTCCGGCAACATCGTGCAGCTGTTCGGCCGCAAGGTGTACGTGCTGGGTGCCGACAACAAAAAGCACATTGCCCGCATTCAGGGTGCTGCCTTCGAGTACGCCTATGGGGACGAGATCACCACATGGGACGAGGGCGTATTTCAGATGCTGAAAAGCCGTCTGTCCTGTCCGCACAGCCATTTTGACGGCACCTGCAACCCGGATAACCCACAGCACTGGTTCAAGCAGTTTCTGGACAGCGACGCGGACATCTACTGTCAGGCCTACACCATCGACGACAACCCCACTCTGCCGCCGGAGTTCGTGGCTCAGCTGAAAAAGGAGTACGCGGGCACGGTCTACTATAACCGCTTTATCCTCGGCCAGTGGGCTGCAGCGGGCGGCATCATCTACCGCCCTTTTGCAGACAGCATTGCCGCCGGGGATGGCCGCTTTCTCTGGCCCGCAGCCACCCCCTGCCGCCCGTGGCGCATTCACATCGGGGTGGACTTCGGCGGCAACGGCTCCCGGCACGCATTCGTGGCCACCGGCATCCTGCCCTACTACGCGGGGGTCGTGGGTCTGGCATCCGCCCGCATCGACCCGAAGGATCAGGACGCTGACTACCTCGCCGCGCAGCTCATTGAGTTCTGCACCGCCGTGTTCGCGCGGTACGGCGAGATCCACTATATTTTCTGCGACAGCGCCGAACAGACGCTGATCAACCACATCCGCACCCGGCTGCGGGCCTGCCCGCTTTCCTGGCTGGCCGACCGGGTGCAGAACAGTGCCAAGATCCAGATCATCGACCGCATCCGCCTGACATCCATTCTCATGGGTGGCGGGCGCTTTTGGTATATGCCGGAGGCCGCCACCCTGCGGAATGCGCTTGCTGCGGCTCTTTGGAGCCAAAAGCACCCCGGTGTGGATGAACGTCTGGACGACGGCACCACCGACATTGATACATTGGATGCGTTCGAGTATACCATCGAGCGCGATTACAGGAGACTGACTGCAAGATGAATGTTGCCGCTTTTATCGATTACCTGAACAAAACAAAGCATCTTCACCTCGATGCGGACTACTACGGCAACATCGAAGTCTGGCGGCAGTGGTGGAAGGGCGACGTGCCCGACATCCACGACCAGAAAGAGGACGCACCGGACGGCAGCGTCATTTCGCGGCGTCTGGCTTCCCTGCGGATGCCGAAGCACGTCTGCGAGGACTGGGCAAACCTGCTGCTCAACGACAAGACCACTCTCCAGATCGGCGATGCATCCACCTCTGCCTATCTGCTGGGCAGCGATGAACAGCAGACCGGCGGCCTTTTGCGGCAGCTGCATTTCTGGGAGAACGCAAACCGGCTTGTTGAGCAGGCCTACTGGTCGGGCACCGGCGCTTTTGTGATGAGCGTGGAGAACCTGACGGTGGATGCCTCCGGCAACGCTCTGCCTTCGCCGCAGGGGAGCATCCGGCTGGACTACGACCCCGCCTGCTGCATCCTGCCCATCAGCGTGGAGCGCGGCGTTGTGACCGAAGCGGCCTTTGTGTCCGAGTGCATGATGGGCGGCAAGCCTGCCGTCTACCTGCAGACCCACACGGTCAGGAACGGCAGCCGCGCCATCACCAACGAATGGTTTGAGGTGACGGACGATATCTCCGGCACTCCGAAATTCGCGAAGATCCCCGAGGACAAGACCCCGCCGGGCACGGTAAAGAGCATCACGGTCACCGGCGCACCGGCATGGTTCAGCCTGTTCAGCCCGGCTGCTGTCAAGAACCTTGACGGCGGCATGGGGCTGGGCATGAGCATCTTCTCCGAGGCGCTGGACGCGGCACAGATGGTGGACTACGCCTTCGACAACTACCGGCAGGACATCCGCCTCGGCGGCAAGAAGATCTTCTATGACCGCTCCCTGTGCCGCAAGTGGGTGGACAAGGAAGGCACCGAGCACGCCGTGCCTCCGGATGCCGTCCACCGACAGATCTTCTACGAGCTGCCCACGCCGGAAGGCGGCATCGACCAGCCCGCTGCATGGCGTGAGTATAACCCCGACCTGCGCACCGCTTCCAACCATCAGGCGGTGCAGGACGCGCTGGACATGATGAGCTTCAAGTGCAAACTGGGCTGCCACCGCTATAAGTTCGATCAGGGCACCGTGACCACCGCCACCGAGTACACCGGCAGCCGTCAGGATCTGGTGCAGAACGCCAACAAGAACCAGATCCCCATCGAGACGGCACTGATCGGCATTCTGCGTGCCATGCTGTGGGCGGCAAAGAACCTGCTGGGCGCACCGGTGGACCCGGAGACCAGCATTTCCGTCAACTGGGACGACAGTTACATCGTCAGTGAGCAGGAACGCACAAACCAGCTGCGGGAGGACGCCATTGCGGGCCTTGTGCCCCGCTGCCGCTACCTCGCCGCCCGGTACAGCCTGAGCGAGGAGGAAGCCCACCAGTGGACAGAAGAAGCCAAGGCAGACAGCCACACTGACGAAGCCCTCACCTTCGGGGGTGCCTGATGCTGCCGCCGTCTTATCTCGACCAGATGCCGGATGCCTTTGTGCAGCTCTGGCAGCAGGTCGAGGACGCGATCTTACAGGACGTTGCCCGGCGCATCGGCAAGATGGACGCCGTGACCCCCACCGCTAACTGGCAGCTGTGGCGCTACCAGCAGACCGAAGCGGTGCGCAACGACGTGGTGAAGCTGCTGGCGAAGTACACCGGCAAGAGCGAAACGGCCATCCGCAAGCTGCTTTTGCAGACCGCGACCGAAGCCTTAGAGCGTGAAGATGCGATCTATTACCACTACGACATGGAGCCGCCCCCTTTTGAAGAGAGCGCCGCCCTGAACAATTTGTTAGACGCCGGTGCCCGCCAGACCTGCGGCACATGGCAGAACCTCACCGCCACCACGGCAAACACCGTCACAGGGGCCTTTGAACGCACACTGGACGCTGCATGGCTCAAGGTGAGCACCGGTGCCTTCGACTACAAAACCGCCGTCAAACAGGCTGTGGACAGCCTTGCAGACGACATGCCCATGGTCACATATCCCAGCGGCCACAAGGACAGCATCGAGGTGGCCGCCCGCCGTGCCGTGCTCACCGGTGTAAACCAGACGACTGGCAAGCTGCAGGTGGCCCGCATGGACGAAATGGGCTGCGAATTTGTGGAGACGACCGCCCACGGCGGTGCCCGTCCTTCTCATGCAGAGTGGCAGGGCAGGCGCTTTCACCGGGGCGGCGCGGTGGACTACAAGGGCAAGCACTACCCGGATTTTGAAGCTGCCACCGGCTACGGCACCGGCGCAGGCCTTTGCGGCTGGAACTGCCGCCACACCTTTTTCGCGGTGTTCCCGGAGCTGGGCGACCCGCCCCAATGGACGCAGGAGCAGCTGCGGGAGCTGAACGCCCGGGACATCGAGTGGAACGGCAAAAAGTACACCGCTTACGAGATATCCCAGATGCAGCGCGCCCGGGAGCGGAACGTCCGCCGCTGGAAAAAGCGGTATCTGGCCGAGGACGCCGCCGGGCTGGACACCACTGACAGCGCTGTGCGCCTGAAAGCCGCCCGCCAGAGCCTGAGTGATTTCACCAAGGCCACCGGCGGCAGAGTGGACAGCGCCCGTGTCAGCGTGCCGAAGTTCGGCAGGAGTGAAGCCAGTAGGGCAAGTGCAAAATCTCAGGCGCATCACACCGACTGGCTCAAGTCTATCAATGCGCAGAGTACCAGCCTGAATACCGTTGCAAAATATTATGATGCACGGTATAATAATACCGAAGAATATCGGTTGCTGATGCAATATGCCAACAGCGTAAAAAGTGGCTGGCTTTCGCCGCTTGCAGGTTTTGACCTGTACAAGAGTACGCACGAGCGCATCCAGACCGAGCTTGTTGGCAAGACTACTGCGGATGGTACTGTTATTACCGGACATACCGCCCATTTCATGGAGCGTATGTTCGGCACATTGGTCGACCCCGATAAGTTAAAATATGACCTTAAAATCATCCGGCGAAGCGGTGTTGGCTATGAAGCCATGCGTGATACCGTTTTGAATCCTGAGCGCATCAACCCTGTAAAAACGGATTCAAGAGGAAAGCGAAGCGTGCGCCTTATTGGCAAAGCGATCGTCACGATAAACCCAGACACGGGACAGCTGATTCAGCTGAATCCAAGGAGTGAGCAGAAATGACCTTTTGTTTTGAAGATTTAGATCCTGATTCCAAGGAGTTTTTGAAGAAGCATGTTCCCAGCGCGGTAAACTGCAAAAGTCTGGATGAACTTCTTTTGGAGCTTGATGATTTCATCACATCGACCTTTGACGAGAATGACGAGCCGACAGCTCTTTCTCGTGAGGGCGAAGCAGTGTACGACAGAATCTACTGTTGCACGCCGTAATTCATAATATCAACTAAACCACGATGCACACGCACCGTGGTTTTCTTTTGCCCATTTTTAAGCACTGTGCAAAATTTGCCCAGTGCTTTTTTCATGCCGTTTTAGCTCATGTCGGAAGAGCGCCGGTCTCCAAAACCGGAAGCGGCAGGTTCGAGTCCTGCAAACGGTGCCATGCGGCGGGCGGCGCGTACCCCGCCCACGACCGAATACTGACAGAGAACAGTGTAAAAAACTGAGGTCTCACACACGAAAGGAGTTTCCACCATGAAGCGTGAAGACGTGAAGAACAAGATCCCCGGCATCACCGATGAACAGCTGAACTGGATCATGCAGGAGAACGGCGCAGACATCAACCGGGAGAAGTCTGCAGCCACCGCCCTGCAGACCCAGCTTGACAACGCAAACGCCCAGCTCAAGACCGCACAGGACGGCCTGAAAGCCTTTGACGGCGTGGACGTGGCAGGCCTGCAGGAGCAGGTCACCAAGCTGAAGGCCGACATGAAGACGCAGGCCGAGGGCTTTGCCTTTGATAACGCGCTGGACGCCGCCATCCTGGGCAAAAAGGGCCGCAGCGTCAAGGCAGTGCGTGCTTTGCTGGATCTGGACGCCCTGAAGGGCTCTGCCGACCGCGGTACCGACATTGCAAAGGCACTGGACGATGCCGCAAAGGCCAACCCATGGGCGTTCGGCGAGGACGGTGCAGCCGGTGTGGCCGTGGTCTCCACCGGAGCCGAGCACGGTGCACCGCCCGCCAACGAGAGCGATGGTGTGGAAGCCGCTTTCAAATCCCTGAACCCTGAACTGAACCTGTAACAACGAAAGGAGATTTCTATGGCACATGCAAGTCAGGAGCGTTACTCCGCTCTGGTGGATGCAAAGCTGCGTGCGACTCTGGTCACCCGCGACAATACCATCTTCAACAACCGCTACGAGGGCAGCCCCAAGGCCGGTAAGGTCAAGATCCCTGTCCGCGACACTGAGGTTGCCGTCAAGGCCTACGACAAGGCAAACGGCGTGGATGCCGATGCCGGCACCACCACCTATCTGGATCTGGACATCGACAACGACGAGGCCGTGAACGAGATCATCGACGGCTTCGACGCCGCTTCCGTGCCCGACGACATCACCGCCGAGCGTCTGGACAGCGCAGGCTACTCCATGGCTCTGTCCATCGACAAAAAGTCCATCGAGGCGCTGCAGGGCGCAGCGGGTGCCAACATCAGCGCCACCAAGACCGCCTGCACCGTTTCCACCGCCTACAAGGAGGCTCTGGCTGCAAAGCGCACCCTGAGCCGCAACGGCGTGCCGCAGGCCGGCCGCTGGATGATCGTCAGCCCCGAGTATCTGGAGATCCTCATGCAGGACGACCGCTTCATCAAGCAGGGCGATTTGTCCCAGCAGCTGGTGCAGGCCGGCGCGGTGGGCCAGATCGCAGGCTTTGCGGTGTACGAGTCCAACAACATGGATTTTGAGAACGCCACCCGCGTGGCCACCAAAAAGGCCACCACCGAGTTCATCTGCGGCCATCCCAACTGGTGCCACCGCGTCATGGAGTGGCAGACCCCGGTGCACCTGCAGGATCTGGGCGGCTCCGGCAAGTACATCGGCGCATCCGCTGTGCAGGGGCGCAAGGTGTACGGCATCAAGGTGTCCAAGCCCAAGACCCTGTACATCAAGCGCATCGAGGCGTAAGGCCATGCTCTACTGCACCTATGACCAGTATGCGGCGGCGGGCGGTACAGTGCCGGAAGCCGCCTTCGGGGTGCTGTGCAGCCGGGCTTCCCGCATGATCGATGCCGCCACCTTTGGCCGGGCGGAGAGCCACGCCGCCGGGTGCGAGGCCTGCCGGGAAGCGCTGGCGGATGCCTGCGGGCAGATCGTCGGCCTGCTGGCCGCTGCATCTGCGGCGGGCGCTGTGCCTGGTGCTGCCAGCGTCTCAAACGACGGCTACAGCGTCACCTTTGGCAGCAATGCCAGTGTGACCGCAGCCACCCGGCAGGAAGCCTATGAGATCATCCGCACCGCGCTGGGCAGTGACCCGCACGGCCTGCTGTACAGGGGGATTCTGTGATGCAGACAGCTGTTACTGTGGTGAACCTCATACACGACACCGCCACCGAGACGGACAGGCCGGTGTGCTGGGTGTTCCCGTTTTGCAGCTGGCGGGAATGCCGCTCCACCTCCGGCTCCGGCACCGCCAAGAACCCGGAGCGCACCACCCACATCCGCATCCCGGCCAGCGTGTGCACCATGGGCTACCTGCCCTATGCCCAGTGGGCGGCGCTGTCTGCAGCGGAAAAGACCAAGCACTGGACCCTGAAACGCGGCTGGAAGCTGGTGCAGGGCGCGGTGCCTGCCTTGACCGAAGCCGAGTATGCCAAACTCGAAAAAACGCACCTATGCTGCACGGCAGCGGCTGTCTCCGATAACCGGGAGCCGCTGCTGCCCCACTGGCACGTGGAAGGGAGCTGATCGTATGAGCGCACCGGTTTTTGATTTCAAGATCACATTCCGTCCCGGCTTTCAGGCCGACATGGACGCACGGTTCGCAAGGCTGCAGTTTGCCTTTTCACAGAAAGTGGTCGATGTTGTGGACAAATATGTGCCGCTGGAAACCGGCGCGCTGAAGAACAGCGTGAATCAGGCATCCAACTTTAAGGAAGGTCTGCTGGTGTACAATACGCCCTATGCCCGCAGGCAGTATTATCTGCATGAACGGGGCACCGACCTGCACGGCGCGAAGGGCGAAACGGAACGTCACCGCGGTTCCTACTGGGGACAAAACGCCATTGCCGACCACAAGGACGAGCTTGAAAAGTTCGCCCATGATGCCGCAAAGCAGTTTCTGGGAGGGAACAAATGAGCGAAACCGTAAAGCCCACCATTGCCGCCCTGCGGGCATGGCTCAAGACCTGCCCGCTGATCGCCGACGAGCAGGAAGCCACCGGCGCGGCTTTCCGCATTGCCGGACTGGAAGAAGAATCCACCGCCTTTTCCATCGAGGACAGCCCCGGTGATCCCATCATCACCGAGTACATCTCCGGCTGGGAAATGGCGAAGAATTACCTCTTTCTGTCTCGCGGTGAGTACAGCGAGATGGATTCCGTTAACATTCAGAACAGCGGCTTTTTCGAGCAGCTCACCGAGTGGGTCATGCGGCAGGATGCCCGGCACAACCTGCCCGACCTCTCGGCCTGCGGCGGGAATAAAACCCCCACCGGCATTGCCGTGACGAACAGCGGCTACATCGTCACAAACAGCGCGGGCAGCTGTAAGATGCAGCTGCAGATGCGCCTGACCTACTACATGCCAAAATGAAAGGAGTTTTGATATGACTGTATCCGAAGCCATTACCAAGTCCGGCATCACGCCCAGCGCGTCGTATACCGGCATTGAGACGGCGAACGATTTTGTGCTGGCGTTCCAGATCGAGAGCACCCAGACCAAGGAAAGCCAGTGGATCGTCTGCGCCGACCATGTGAAGGAGCATTCCGGCTCTCTGAACGCCACCACCGAGGATGCCCAGTACATCCGCACCGGCAACGTCACCGAAAAGACCGGCACCCAGCGCACCCTTGCCGTCAACGGTGACCGCTGCGTGGGCGATGCTTTTCAGGATTTTGTGCTGAGCCACAAGATTGTGTACGGTACCGGCAGCGATATCATTGTGCCATACATCTACTTCAGCCTGCGCACCGGCAAGGGCGAGAAAGGCAGCGCTGCCATCATCGTCACCAGCGACGTGGGCGGTGCAGCCGGTTCCAAGGCCACCTTTGCCTGCGACGTGAAGGCCATCGGCACGCCGGACGAGTTTGACTACACCCCCGCCACCCAGTCCGCTGAGCCTGCCAAGGCCGTCAAGGGCTGATTTTTTTTTCAAACACAGTCCCCGCTCCACACCGGAACGGGGATTTTTTATGCCGTGAACAAAGCTTATTCCTCCGGGGCAGAACCGGGGCACGGCTCAACTGAAAGGAGCCAGAACATGGTTATTTGTGGACAGGAATTTGAATTTTCCCTGATGAACGCCAACGACCTTGACCGCTTTGAGGACGCCAACGAGCGGATGCAGCGCAGGAGCGCCGAGGAAGCAGAGCAGTTCCAGCGCGGCGGCGTCCGTCTGGGCGACCATGCACGTGCACAGGCACGCATTGCCATGGACTGCATCGACGAGATCCTCGGTGCAGGCTCGTCCGACCGTCTGGGGCTTAACGAAAACTACATGGCACCCATCTATGACGTGATCGAGGAACTGGGCAATGCCTTTTCCGCTGAGAAGCAGCGCTATGCCGCAAAGCCTTCCCAGCCCATGAACCGGGAGCAGCGGCGCGCAGCGGCAAAGCAGCAGCGCAAGCAGAAACCCGTGTCCCGCAGCGAGGGTTTCCACCCGCAGGTGGCAAGCCGCCCGGCGCAGCAGCCTATCACCCAGACCAACACTTTCTGGCCGGAAACGGAAATCGGGACCCGCCGCAAGACCGACCAGCTGATCGATGCCCGGCAGGCTGTGAATGCCCTGCGGGACGACCCCGATGCCATGCAGCAGCTGGCAGAGTACGCTCTGCAGCTGGCATCCGAGCGCCATGTCTGACCTGCTGCTGGACGCGCTGCCCACTCGGTGGCACGGACACGAGATCATCCCGGATTTTCGGCCCATGGTCTGGCTGGTCAACACCTATGTGCGCGGCCAGACAGGAGATGATCCCATCGGTTTTGCGGTCAGCGCCCTCTGGCGTTTTTACAAAGACCCACACTGTTTTCTGAACGACCCTCAGAAGATCATCGACGCCTACGGGTACATGATCGAGTTTTATAAGGCGGGCGAAAAAGCAGCCGAAAGCGCCGCGGCTGAAAGCAGTACCGCGCCCTCTTCCGGTCTTGCCTTCGACTACCAGTGTGATGCCGGTTACATCGTGGCGGCGTTCCAGCAGGCCTACGGCATCGACCTGACCCGCGAAAAGGTGCACTGGTTCCGGTTTCGTGCGCTGTTCGCGGCCCTGCCGGAAGATACCCTCATGGCAAAGATCATGAGCTGGCGCACCATGGACCTGTCCGAGTACGATGGCAGTATGCGTGCCCACTATGCCGACCTGCAGGAGCGCTTTGCCCTGCCTGCTGAGCTGAGAGGGGGTGCAGCCCGTGTCGTGTCCGTCGAAGAGCATGACGCTGCGTTCCTTGCGCGGTTCCGGCACTAGCCGCGCCCCGGTGCCCTGCCCATACTGCGGCCGGGCGCTGCCGGTGTGGGCAGAGCCGCACGCCACAGCTGCCGGTGTGTGGGTCAAATGCAAAAATCCCGCCTGTAAGCGGGAGGTAGAGATCAAGTTATAACAGCCTGTGCCCTTGTGCCCGCGCTCTTTTGGAATGGAGAGAGGTGGACACAGTGGCAGATTTCAGCATCACCGGCGAAGTAAGGCTGAACAGCGACCCGGCGGAAAAAAGCACCAGCAAGTGGACGGTAGCCGCCGGGCAGATGATCGCGGACTTTGCAAAACAGGCTTCGTCCAAGCTGGCCGAGGTGGTCAAAAGCGGTGTGGATTACAACGCCACCATGGAAAGCTACCTGACCAACTTTAAGGTCATGCTGGGCAGCGAGGAAGCCGCCGCCACAAAGCTTTCCGAAATTCGCAAAATGGCGGCATCCACGCCCTTCTCGCTGGATGACCTGACCAGCGGCACCCAGACCCTGCTGCAGTTCGGCATTGCGGCAGACGACACCACCGGCGTGCTTCAGCGGCTGGGTGATATCTCGCTGGGCAACGCCGAAAAGCTGCAGACCCTGACCCGCGCCTACGGCAAGATGTCCTCGGCGCAGAAGGTCACGCTGGAAAACGTCAACATGATGATCGATGCGGGTTTCAACCCGCTGAACCAGATCTGTGATGCCACCGGCGAGAGCATGTCCGACCTGTACAAGCGCATTTCGGACGGCAAGGTCAGCTTCAGCGAGCTGGAAGCAGCGGTGGAAGCCGCCACCAGTCAGGGCGGGCAGTTCTACAACGGTATGCTGGAAGCCAGCCAGACCTTCAGCGGGCGCATGTCCACCCTGAAGGATAATGTCAGCGCCCTGACCGGTGAGCTGACCAGCGGCCTGTTTGCAGCTCTGGGTGAGCTGGTGGTCAAGCTGAACGAGGTGGTGGTCTCCTTCCTCGACAGCGACGAGAAGATGGCCCAGCTCAAGGAGACCATCGGTATTGCAACGGCTGTTGTGGCCGCTGCCGGAACGGCATTCCTGACATACAAGGGCTATGTAGCCGCCGCTACTGCAATTGAAGTGGTTCACACTGCCGCAACCACGGCCATGACCGCTGCCCACCAAGCCGCCGAAGCCGGGGCGACCGGTCTTGCAGTCGCGCAGGCAGGTTTGAACGCGGTTCTCAAGGCGAACCCCATCGGCCTTGTAGTGTCTTTACTTGCAGCTTTGGCAGCGGGTCTCGTGACGGCCTATAAGACCAGCGAGACCTTCCGCAATGCCGTCAACTCCGCATTTGCGTCTGTGAAAAAGATCGCACAGAACGCCATCGGCACGGTGGTGGACTGGATCAATGAGCTGGTCGCCAAAATCAGGGGCGCGGCGGCTGCACTGGCAAACCTGAAAAACGGTGTCGGTGCGGCACAGGACGCCTACAATGCCGCCTACAACGGCTACATGGACAACTATAACAAGCGCAAGAACGCGAAACAGTGGAACAGCTCCCACAAAGACCTCGAATGGGACGATGACAACGGATGGGTCCCGAAGGGCACAAGCAGCTCCGGCAACGGCAGCAGCCGTGCCGGGAGCCAGACAGCCGTGAACCCCTACCCGGCCATCACCAGCGGAGCCAAGAAGGCCAGCAAGGCCACGAAGCAGGCCGCCGCAGAAGTCGTCAAGTCCATCTCGGACACCACGACCGAAATCGACGGCAAGATCACCCGCACCACCGAAAACATCACCGAAACGCTCTCCAACGGCAAGACACAGCAAAAGCAGGTCATCACCGAGGTCTACGACGACGTGGTGGACGGTGCCCTTGTGACGGTGGAGAAGATCAAGACCGTCGCCGCAGACGGCACCGTGCAGGTGGCCGAGCAGATCAAAAAGTCCAGCGCGGACAACTTTGACGGCCTGTGGAAGGAGCTGCAGACCGAAGCAGATACCGGCATTCTGGGCACCTTCGATGATCTGTACACCGCCGTCAAGAATCAGGACTGGCTGGGCATCGGCAAGTGGGTGGCGAGCACCATCTACGGCGGTCTGACTGCCGACCAGAAGAAGCAGGTCAATGATTTTGCCCTTGGCATCGTGACTAAGCTCAACAAAGCGCTGGGCGGTGCCCGCGATCAGCTGGTGCAGGGAGCTATCGACCTTGGCGGGCAGATCGTGAACGGGCTGACCGGCGGCTTCTCTGAGGTCTGGCAGCAGGCACAGGGCCTTGGTTCCACCCTCGTGTCGGTCTTTCAGGGTCTGCAGGGGCCGCTGAGCACGGCGGCTCTCGCCATCAGTCAGGGCCTGAGCGGCGGTCTGCTGTCCAGCTTCCCCACCATTTTTGCGGGCGTCGCTTCCCTGATCGGCGCGGTCGGTGCAGCCTTTGAAGGCCTGCTGGCCGCGATCTCCGCCGCCCTGAGCGCTACCTTTTTTGGCATCCCGATGGGCCTGATCGTGGCAGCGGCAGCGGTCGCGCTGGGCGTTGCCATTGCGGCCATCGTTGCATCGCTCGGCGGCTCCAAAAAGAACGTAAGCCACGGCGGCGGTTCCTCTGGCGGCGGTTCGTCTGGCTCTGGCAGCATGGGCAGCGTGGATATCACCACCGGCACCGGCAGTCTGGAAGATGCCATCAACGCCAACACCAAGGCGCTGGAAAAGACCAACTCTGCCCTTGCCGACATGATCCGGCAGGCGGGGGCGCTGGTGCTTTCCGACAACATGCGTCTGGGCAGCACCGTGGCCGCGTCCGGCACCGCACAGGTGGTGTCTGCTGCCAACAGCTACCACCGCGAGGGCGATACCAACATCACTCAGAACATTTACAGCAAGGCCCAGACGGCGGCAGACCTCCAGCGGGAAGCCCGCTGGGAAGCCGACAAGGCCAAGGCCCGCAAGCGATGAAAGGAGGACACTGTGCTTTTTAAGGATCATCTCAAGATCGTGACAGATGCCGGTGCCGTCCTGCATCTGGGCTGGGACTACGATACACCTTACTTTCTCGACCCGCTGAACGGCATCGACGTGGACTTGAAAACCGCGCAGGGTGTCAATCAGGTGGGCGACACCGTGGAGGGTCAGAGCGTCTCCGGCATGTCCCGCACCCTCGATGTGGTGTTCTGGGGCGCGTATGCGCTGGACAATGCCCGGGATTTCAGCAAAAAGCTGCACTACTTCACCAAGGGCACCCTGTACTTTGGCGACCACTATTTCACCCGGTTCGTGCTGCAGAAAACGCCATACTTTTCCAGCTACACGCCGAAGCCGCGCTGTTCGCTCATGCTCTACAGCGAAAAGCCCTTCTGGTACGACCTCAACGCCGTCAGCAGCGTGCTGGGCGGGTACGAAAAGGCGTTCCGGTTCCCCGTCTGCTATGACCGCCACATCTACGGCATCAAGCGGGACGGCACGGCGGCAGTGCTGCGCAACGAGGGCAGCCTTCCGGTGCCCTTCACGGCCACCCTGCGGTGCGACATGCCGGTGACGCATCCCAAGGTGGTGGATCTGCAGACCGGGGCCTTCATCGGCTTTGACCTGACCCTGCAGCCGGACGAGACACTGGAGATCTACTGCAGCACCTCTGACCGGCTGGCCTGCACCCTGACCCGGGCAGGCGTGACCGAGAACATCTTTGCTAAGCTGGACGAGGACAGCACCCTCACCGAGCTGCAGCCCGGCGATAACATGCTGAGTATGCAGGCCGAGAACGGCTCCGGCTACCTGCAGGCATCCGTCAGCTTTTACCCGATGGAGGCGGGCATCCTGCCCGAACCGTTATGAGAATAGACGTTTTGGACGCAGACACCCTTGCCCGCGTGGGCTGGGTGGACGTGTGGGTGTCCTTCTACTGGGACAGCCCCTATTACTCTGAGGGCAGCTTCACGCTTGAGGTGCGCCCCACCGCCGAGAACCTGCAGCTTTTGCAGGAGGGCCGGTGGCTGGTGCGCAGCGACGAGAACCCCCGCATCCCCATGCGCATCTGCGCCCGCGCCAACCAGAACGAGGACGCGAACCTTGTGGTGTCCGGCTACCCGGCAACATGGCTACTGACAAAACGCGTCTCTGCTGTGACGGTGAAGAACCAGAACGCGGAATCCGCCATGCGCAGCCTTGTGAGCGCCGCAAAGCCGTGGCCCCGCCTTGAGCTGGGCACCGAGTACGGCTTTGACACCACCTTTGAAAAACAGACCTCCGGCGGCACAGTGTTCGACTACTGCAAGACCATCGGGCAGGCCTGTGATCTGGGGTTCCGCATCGTGCTGGACGGCAAGGGCAGCAGCAAGCGCCTGCTCTTCGAGTGCTTCCGCCCCACCTTCGACCCAAACCGCCGCTACAGTCCCAAGTGGGGCAATCTGCTGAATTCCGGGTGGAGCTTTTCCGATACCGATTACGCCAACGTGGCCCTTGTGCAGGGCGCTGGCGAAGGTAACGAGCGCGCCACCGTCTGGGTGGGCGATGTAAACGCCACTGGCTCCGACCGGCGGGAAATGTACATCGATGCCCGGGACATCAAGCCGGAAGAGGACAAAAACGAGACCAGCACCAGCCAGAGCTATCTGGCAAAGCTGGCTGACCGGGGCGGCGAAAAGCTTCTGGCCCAGCTGCGCACCGGAAGCATCGAGTTTGACGTGGACGATGATACCCTGCAGGTGGGCGATGTGCTGAGCGCAAGCCTGCCTCAGCTGGGCTACACCGCCATGGTGCGCGTGGCCGACATCATCACCCAGAGCGAGGACAGCGGCACCACCCGCACCATCCGGCTGGGCACGCCCAGCTGGCACAAGACCTGAAAAGGAGGACTTTATGGCTGATATCATCACTTACCCCGAAAACGGCATTACCTACGATGCCGACGACGCTTCGGGTTACCTTGCCACCCGCCTGAGCGGCGTATACAGCGCCGAGGAGGATTTCTCCGTCACGGCACAGGGCGGCCTGAGCGTGCAGGTGAGCGCCGGTCAGGCATGGGTGCGCCCGGCGCGGTTCAAGGGCCGCAGCATCATCATGGAGCAGCCCACCACCGTGGTGCTCACCGAAGCGGACCCTGTACGCAGCCGCATTGACCGCATCGTGCTGCGCTACGATGCCGCCGCCAAAAAGACCAGCCTGCAGGTGCTGGAAGGTGTCCCGAATTCTGCCGGGCCTGCTGCCCCGGCCATCACCCGCACCGAGCTGATCTACGACCTCTGCCTTGCCGAGATCAAGCGCCCTGCAGGCTCCACCGCCGTTACCGCCGCCGACATCTACGACACGCGCGCAGATGAGACCGTCTGCGGCGTGATGCGGGATGGTGTGCATGGCATCCCCACCGGCACGCTGGTGCAGCAGTGGAAGGCCGTGATCGAATCCATGAGGGGTGGCAGCTTTTACACCCGTGCCGAGGTGGATGCGCTGTTGAAAAGCTTGAAAAGCGTGGATCCTTTTCCCGTGGGCAGCATCTACCAGAGCACCGCACGTACAAGCCCTGCCGCACTGTTCGGCGGTACATGGCAGGAGATTGCGCAGAACCGGGTACTGATGGGT